TTTCAAATTTTGCACCAGATATAAAATATAAACTTAAAAATATTGTGTTACCAAAATCAAAACCATTAATTGCAAATTCAGAATTAAAAGTAAATGGACATACTCGATTTTCAGCAGATTCTGATGAAACACAATTAATTAGACCTTATACATATTTTAATAATTCCGATACTAGAGGAATAAATGTATATAATTTTGGATTATATCCATTACAGACACAACCTTCTGGAAGTATTAATTTTAGTTTTCTAAATGATATTAACTTATTATTAGACTTTAATCCAATTCCAGATCAAGAAATCAAAGTAAGAATAATGACTGTATCATATAATTTATTAAGAATAATGAGTGGTTATGGAGGATTAGGATTTGATACAATTTAATTTTAAATATTAATTTGTTTAATAATATTAAATAAAATAATATATTAAGTAAAGAATGGGAGGTGGTTTAATTCAACTAGCAGGATATGGGTTACAAGATATGCTCTTAACAGATGAACCAACAATTACATATTTTAAAATGGTATATAAGAGACACACAAATTTTTCATTTGAATCTATTCCCCAATTTTTCCAAAATAAGCCAAACTTTGGAGGAAGATATACATGTAATATATCAAAACAGGGAGATTTAATGGGTAAAATATATTTGTGTATAACATTACCAAATCTACCAAAGATTATAGATACTAATTACATAAATCAAGATCCTACATTACAAAATAATACAATAACTGCTTGGGTAGAAAAGATTGGATTTGCTATAATTAAAACTATAGAATTTGAAATGGGAGGAAAAATTATAGATAAACTATATGGAGATTGGTTGAATATATGGTATGAACTAACACAAAAAACTAATAAACATGCATTGGATAAAATGATTGGTAATATTCCACAATTAAAATCATATAATAATGGAAAAGGATCATATTTATTGCATATTCCAATACCATTTTATTTTTGTAAATATAGTGGATTAGCAATTCCACTAATTGCATTAGAGTATACTGATGTAAAAATTAATGTTGAATTTAATAATTTATTAGATATATTAATAGTTGGACCAACAAATTATATAACTATTAATGAAAATGTTGTTAATTTTAATCCTAATGAAATATTAGTTCAAACTATAAATAATACAAACGTATATGGAAAATTTATTAGATATGATGAAAATACTAATAGATTATATTATATAAAAATAAGTAATACAACTTCATTTGTTTCAGGAATTCCAATCATTGGTACCATTTCAAAATATACTGTAATGTCAAATGGAAGTGAAGTAAATTATCTTGCTAAAATAAAAAGTTGTTATAATTTTGATACTATAACATTAGGATCAACATTTTTATATGTTGATTACATATTTTTAGACAATAGTGAGAGATTAAAATTTGCAAGATCAAATCATGAATATCTTGTAGAACAACTGCAATTTGATAATGAAAAAATATTAATTAATAATAGTAATAAAATTAATGTATTATATAATAATCCTACAAAAGCAATATATTTTGTAGCTCAATATGATTATATTGCAGAATCAAATTTAAAAGATTTATTTAATTATACAAATAATATTGATAAAAAAATCGGAACAAATCTTATTCATAATATATCTTTTTTAATGAATAGTAAAGATAGAATTACTCCAAGATCAGCTGATTATTATTCATTGGTTGCAAATTATCAAAATTTCTCAAATGCATCATCAATTGGTATAAATATATATTCATTTGCAGTTAATGCAGAAGAATATCAACCTAGTGGTGCATGTAATTTTTCAAAAATTGACGACATTACATTATCTTTAGTTGTTGATAATTTAGTTAGTTATTATAATCCTGCAAAAGCAAGAGTTTATGCACTAAGTTATAATATATTAAAAATTACTAATGGAGTTATTGAATTAGTATTTTAAATATAAAAAAATTATTTACCAGTGGATCCAAATCCACCAGTACCTCTTTCTGTTTCATCTAATGTATCTTTAAATACTACATTAAATGGTTCAAGTGTTGGCATACAAAGTTGAAAAAGACGTTCACCGGCTTTTACTTCAAAAGGTTCATTGGTTCTATTATCTACTTTTGCCATAATATTACCACGATAACCATGGTCAATAATACCTCTACTATTTGACATTCTAAGTGGAGTTTTTGAAATACTTGATCTAGGCTCAAGAGAATATCCACTTACTTTTTCAAATTGAGGAGAAGCTCTAATTTTAAAATCAATTGTAAATCCAAGAGCATTAGGTGGAACTACAAATGTTTCAGGACAATATAAATCATATCCACTATCTGTTGCAAAATTGGTTCGTTCTTTATAATATTGAGATAAATTATTATCTACAAGTTGGATATTAAGAGTATTCATTTTATATACCATTATAGGTTTATAGAATAAAATTTATATAAATCAATTTTTTAATATGTTGCTGTAACTTTTCCTCCAAGAGCGATAACTACACGGAAGAGCTTGTTTTCAAGTTTTTGTCTGGATTTCATTGCCATGTTATAGGCTTCAACAGAACTAGTTATAGTTGCAGAAGTAATGTCCTTTTTATCTTTAACATTTGCATTTCCAGTTGCAATTGCATTGTTAAAGGTATTTAATTCATTACGAGCATCTTTAACCTTTTTTTCAGCTGCTTCTAATTCGGTAATTAAATTAGCTATTTGAGCTCTAGTTGCATCTGCTAAAGTTGCACCCTTAGCATCTAAAGATTGTTCTAAAGATGCAAGAGCAGCTTTTAATGAGGCAGAGATAAAAGAACTATCGCTTACAGGTCTCCATGATGTAGGAGACCCAAGAGTTCCTAACATAAGAGGAAATTGTCCTCCTCTCATGTGAGCAATTGAATAACCAGATCCTCTCATTTCAATAGGGAATTCGGGGTTTAAATTATCTTGGTTTCCTCCTCTCATTAATTGAACTGTTACTTGGTGACCATTAAAAGGAACTGGCATGCCAAACATATTTGCAGGTTGAGCTACTCTTGCATATGCTAATTCAGATTGTCTTTTGCGTTGTTCCATTACAACGGCAGCAACCATGGGGTTAGCTAGGAGTAAATTTAAACCATGATTGGGATTTACTTCTAAAGGTTGAGCTTTAAAAGATGCTTCTACTGCTCCATTAGTGGCTAAAAAAACTCTGATTGCTTTAGCTTCGGTGGAATCACCTTCTAAAAGTTTGATTAAATCTGAAACAGATTTTAAAGTTTGAGTGGGAGCACTAGGATCTTCAAATGATTCATATAATTTAACTTGATTTGCTTCACTAAATGAATGAACAAAATCGTGTACATTACGAGGTGCTGCACTACCAATAATTCTAGTTAAAATTGCATTTGCAGCATCTTTCTCATTTTTGATCATGTGAGTAAATAGTTGTTCTGCTTCTGCATTAGAAAGAGGAACTTGAGAAAAAGAAGAGGTTTTACCTGATAAGTTTACTTTAATTGGGGGCATTCTATATTATATATTATTATATAATAAAAAATTATTTTTGCATTTTAAAAACTAAATCTTTTTATTAAGTTTTTATTTACCTGCTTTGTACTAAATACTATTTCGTATAAAACTCCAAGTACCAATCCAATTGATATATTATCATTAAAGTTGGTTAATCCAAATAATATTAATTTTTCCCAATTTTCTCTACATCTTAGTAAAACATCAAATATTAATAATACATTTTCTTCAGGTTTTTCTGTTAATAATCTATTATTTTTATCGCAATAATTTTCTAAAAATGTTTTATTTCTATTATCAACTATATATTCTATTTGTTTTTCTAAATATGTATCTTTTCTAAAATTATTTTCGTAGTAATTATTCAAGTAATCTATATATTTTTCACTATTATCTACATCTTTTAAATCTTCACTTATTAACTCAATCCATTTTGCCATAGATATATCATTTAGTGCATAATTAATAAATAGTCCACATGTAATTGTTGCTAATATATGATTTGAATCAGTTGTATATCTTTCAATATATTCTTTTAATTCTTTAATTAATTTATTTTTATCTTTAATTTTTAAACCAAAAGGTACTGATAAAAATAATAAATTATAATATTGATTTTTCTTACCAATATTAGTTAATAATTTGATAGTATTTACATTAAAAGGGTCAATATATAATTTTGATTTTTCATAGT